AGTACCCTAATGGGATACCTCCTGAACTTTTAAAGATTTCTATGGAGACTCAGCGTTTGCTATTGAGCGACACGCTTGGTCTTATAGATCTTATTAAGAGTAATAAAGAAGTGTTTACATTCTCTAAGGACTGCAGCTTGCAGACTTATGGCGATGATAGCACTAATGGAGTTTCCCCTAAATGTACGTTCTATGATCCAACACTGATCCCTTCTTTGGGATTGGAAGTTGGCATGGTATATACCGATGATCAAAAGAATGATAACATTGTTTTTCACAATTTGAGTGAGATACAATATCTTAAAAGAACTTATATGTACCATCCTGGTGTTCAACGCTATATTGGTAGGTTATCTAAAAAGACAATCGCAAAAATGTTAGTTCTATGTAAGAAATCAACTTTGGGCGTTAAGGATCATGGATCCACGCTCTTAGCTGATGTTATGCGTGAGATGGTATATTGGGGAGAAGATGAGTATAACATTATGTATGAACGTGTTAACGCTGTTAGTGTTAAACACGATTTAATAGGTAATAGTTATCTTATTTTACATCCCTACGATTACTATTTTGAAAGGTTACGACAGGGTACCTTTCGGACTTGGGGCTTGGAAGAGCGCAAGGAAAATGAAACCCTATCTTATGAAGATTTATTAAAAATGCAAGGTAAAGAAAGTATTGAATTTAAGCCCGTTGTTAACGAGGCAGAGGCACAAACAAATGTGTCAACCAACTCTTATGAACTCGGTGAGATGAGTTCGTCCAGCGCTATGGTAGCGGGTGGACTAAATTCTCACATGGCGAATATGTTTTTGCCACCGGCTGATCTAGGGAAATTCCTAGAACGGCCAACAACCATTAAGTTTCAATCTCTTGGAACTACTGATGTGATGTTATCTAATATGTTTAATATTAATCCTTGGAGTCTGTTTTTGACAGACCCAGTGATTGCTAGGAAAACATATGATTTTGCATACATAAGGGCAACTTTATGTATTCAAGCATCCGTTACAGTTCCCGCTGGAGCTTATGGGCTCTACGTTTTGAGAGCTATACCGCAAGGCGCTTCCCCATCTGGGGGCGCTGCTGCTATAACTCCACTCGTGGAAACCTGTAAACAACAAATACATGCTATGATTGATTTAAGTGAATCAACTAATGTTGTGTTACGTCTCCCATGGATCGTTTATAACGATTATGGGGATGTGCATAATGCTAGTCCTGACTCACCACATGAATCATGGCAATTGTCTTTGGAATGTCTTCAGCCTTTAGCCAATGGGCAAAGTACAGCATCAATTAGTGCTACCGTAAAAGTTTATGCTTATTGCGATAGTGATGTTATTCTTACTGTACCTTACCAACAGGGTTTTGAGGAAACTCGAAATAGCGTTAATGGTATATCACAACGAGTAACGGGTGGAAAGTTATCCTCCGTTGCTTCCAATATATCAACTGCTGTCGGGTCCCTTAGTAGTGTCCCTGTTATAGGTGCGTTTGCAGCACCTATTGCTGCGGGGGCTAGTGCGGTATCGTCAGTTCTTGACTGGTTTGGTTTTACGAGAACCACCGATCAACAAACTCCGACACCCATCATTCTAAGGCCATTCTCTAATGTCGCGAACTTCGATGCGAACGACACTAGTGAAATAGCTGCGTTATCTAATTCTAACAGTATTTCAATTGATCAGACCATTAATTTTCCTTTATCGGAAGATGTTGGTTCCTTTGAATACCTTAGGCAAAAGTGGACATTGGTCTGCACTTGTCCTTGGGCTGTAGATACGGCGACTCTGACTAATTTGGTATCTTATCCAGTTACACCGTTTTGTGGTAGAGGTAATTTAAATCTTACCGCTACAACTCTAACGGCAGCTGGATATTATGGATTCTGGGCTGAATTTTGGCATGGTGGTATGGAATACTTGATTTATATACCTGTTTCAAAATTTCATCGTGGGACCTTGCAAATAGCTTGGGCCCCGCGGTTTGCTGGAACCGGGGATATCACAAATGTTAACCACAACATCATCTTTGATGTTGCTAGTGGTGAAGTTAATCAATTTAATGTTGGTTATGCACGTGAAGTCCCGGCTCTACAGAATCGGTACATGAATGAGAATATACCACTTACTCCTAATGAAAATTGTTGTAATGGTAGAATTATCATTAAGGTTATTAATCCACTTAAAGCCCCCAATGCCACTGCTGCGACAAATATTTTTATATTTGCGAGAGCCGCTGCTGATATGCAATTTGGTGTCCCTAGGGATACTGCTTTCATGCACGAGGCCGATGGAAATACGAAAGTAGTTCCATTCGCTACTAGCTTTGTCATTCAAGGAGCTTTAGGAGATGAACAATCAGTGATAAAAGTTCATGATTTAGTCCCTCGTTCCGTAAAATACCCATGTGATCAAATTCTCTTTGGTGAGAGAGTCGAATCAGTTCGAGCTCTTATGCAGAAATTTTCACAGGATCCATTTTATGGACAGGAATTAAATTTATTCCAAGGAGGTATACGTATTATGGTTAATCATATACCCCCATGGCCCAGTACTTTTCAATCAGCTTCTTACAGTCCTTTTATTGCAATCGAACAAGAACAACCGACATTTAATTTTGCAGGTTTTTATTCCGCAATGTATGTTGGCTTGGCGGCTAGTACTAGGTATAAAATTATGAATTGTTGTAATACTAACTTGGTATGTTCAGCGGCGCGCTTTAATTACGCGACACCTGGACCAAGTCAGTATGCAATCACTGATACTTTAATGCCGAACACTACTGCTCCTGTTTGGGTTGCTAAACCTGGAGAGGCAGTTGAAATTACTGTTCCATACTACCACGATCGAAAGTGGTTACTTACGAGAGTTATCTACCATATAAGCGATAGATTGGCTACACCTAATACCGGAAGGATTAGAATGGATGCCGTTGATATTCGTTTTCCTGGGCTTGATAACCCTACGTTTGTTAGTGCTGTCGTTTATACGGCACTAGGGCCTGATATCAGGCTCCACATGTTTAGATGCATACCGTCTATCATTTATAAAACACCAACGGACAGGTTACCGCCGTTTTACGGTAACATAAGTCCATGAGATTTACTCTCTGGACTGAACGATGGGCGATTCGTTTCGTCACAAAATTATGTGGCGATTATTGCCAAATTTAGTTGTGACATATTTATTTATTCAGTTAAATAATAAATATTGTCAAACCCCCAAAAAAAA